TAATCATGTCAACTAAAGTATTAGCCGATAAGGCTCTTACTTTAGATGTGAACTTACGTTGTATAGTCCGATTCCATTTAATCGAAAGATTAGAAAGATCAGATTTAAATAATACATCTAAGAATTGATCATTATCACCATACGTAATCGCTAATTGTACGTCTCTTAAATGATATTCGGCTTTAACGGTAGCAGTAATAAACTGTTGCAGATATAACCAAAACATAGGAGAAACGAAAAGCGTCAAGATACCAAAGTAATCTTGGGTTACAGTTTTACCTGCAGATAATCTGTAAAAATCTTTATAAAAAGATTTTTCTTCTTGTCTGGCAGTTTTAACTGCGCTTTCCGCCTCTTTAAGAGATCCAGTAATCGCTTGATTTCTTAAAGACTCCACAAAACTATTGTGGTCTATTAGTTCTACATTAGAGATCCAGCTCAACGTTTCAACGTCTAGTTGGCTTAATGATAAGAATTGACCACGAATTCCAAATACACCTAAAACTATCCCAATTCTTTTCACTTTAAAAGGAAAAGAAGTCAGATAGACTTTAAATGCATCAGAAATAGAGATCATTCCTCTGAGGTTAAGGTCCGAAAACAGGATACCTGCCATTAAAGGTCTACGAATTGTACTCAGGATTGCTCCCGGTCCAACCGGAGAAATATCATGCGTACGAGTTGTTAGACGTTTGGCAAATTCGAGTAAATCTGTAGAAACTACAGTTTTATTCATATTTATACCAACACCGAGTGCTTTCATGATCGCTAGATATTCCTGTGCAACTTTGTCATCTTGTATTATTATATCATCACCGAGCACTGCATAGTCTGAGAATGAACTCAAACCACAGCGTTCGGCGGCTTTATAAACAATAACATGATGGGTTACAGCAAGCATAGCCCACGAAGAATAGGCACCCATTGGTTGTCCAACGGCATACTTATAATATTCTCCTTTATAGAACCATTTAATGTCAAGTAAAGTTTTCCAACTGTTACCTAAACCATTAAGAACTTCGTTTAATATATCAACTTGAAGTTCAATTGGTAAACGATCAGTAGCTGAACTAAGATCAAAACAAGAAAAGGCATCCGTTTTATTCTTTGATAACAGTCTTTCGACTGGTTTAAATTGATTAAAGGTACCATCTGTATTTAAAGTCTTTAAGAAAGAAAATAATCTTTCATGAAGAGGTTTTAAACATAGTTGAACCCACCAATTTGTCATAGCAATAATTCGGGCCTTCCCTGCTTGATCATAGACAACTCCTAGTCGTCCCATATGAAACTTTTGTTGTATACCGGTTACCTGTAATAAATACACAGGAAAACCCAATATTGAACAAGATACTAATGAGGCTAAA